CTGGGGGGCTTGCTTTTCAGCACTAGCTGTTGGATTGAGCACATGTAGCAGGGGTAAACTTTGCAATTCAATCTCCAACCATGGACGCGTTGTGTCCTATGTGACGTTCACAGAATGGTAACGGGAGACATGGGTGATATTACCGGGTTAAGCTGGCACGATGTGGGTGAAACCTTAATGCCTAACGGTAGTATCTGTACAGTGGACTGTTCAGCCCGGGTCAACCAAGGACGTAGATTCTTAGATTTTCCGAAATATTGTGCAAGAGGCGCCGCACTCATTAACTGTGGCTAATCTATGAATAGAGGATCGCGACCTACCGCTTTATACTTCAGAATGTCGTTTCTAAGTATCCCGCAATCACCAGCGGACTCCATGAGGAAGGTGATCGCCCAAGGAAAAGGGGTGTTAGGTCTTTTCACTTTGATTTTCTTGATCTCATTTCTGATCTCAAGTCATTTGACAAGGTGTCAACGTAATAAGTTGATGCATTCCTTGAATGGCAATATTGATAATCTCCAAAATATTCAAGATGATCTGAATGGCGTCGTTAGAAGACCAAACGATGCGCCGCCACCGTACCAGGCCCGTCGACAAGGGGCTAGGCGTGGTGACAGGCAACAAAACGACGGTAGGGCTAGGCGCGACCAGCAACATCGTCGTCAGCAGAATCAGCAGCAGGCTCGACAAGAGAATGCTGTTGATGCCGGTATTGCGCAGTACCGGTTTGACAGAATGTACAGGCGTGCTGTTGAGGCGGGATTCCGTCGAGCTGGCGCACTTGTACGTTTTAACCAGTGGGTTACAGCTCACATTGCTGATATTGATCCAGCATCCGTTCCAGTTTGTCTGGATTGTGGTGCTTCTGATTATCAGCTCTGTAACCACTATGTTAATGCTGCCGCTGCTGATCCGGTGGAGGAAGATCAACCAGTTCTCGCCATGATGGACAACGTTGTTGTGCAACGACGTTGTTTTCGTGGATGGGTCAATGGTGTCCTCCGTCGTTTTGTCTCACCAGGGTTTTCCGATTGGTTTTGCCCTGCACCACGATTTGACTTCACCGTGGTGAACAATCGACATCTTGCGGGCTTTGATGCTTCAAACATCCATGACCGCAATATCAATGAATCTCTTTATTGTTATCTGCGTGCTAAGATGCACACCAACTACCGAGTGAATGGGGTGGAGGACGAAACACTCAGGTTGGAACACGTTAAGAAGTTGGCGGACAGATGGTGCGCAGAAAACAAAATAAAAATCTCAACAACAGAGCAGGTTAATGCATTGCAGCTGACCATTCAACGAGCTGCAGACCAAGTTGAGAACCAGACACTGTATAAACACCAGAACCCCAATCTGGGTTTCTTCAGCGCCTGGGTCTTAATTTCCACCCTACTGACAGCATTAGTGGTGGTCCCTTGGTTCATCAGCGCTTTTGCTTTGCCAGTGATACAGATTTGTTTCCTGGCGGGCATGTGCCTGACGATGCTCTACCTCGCGGGTTTCCACAACCTGCTTTATGGCGCAATCCGGAAATCTCGGTTGATCGCGATGCTCGTAAGCGCGGTAACCATTGCGTTCGAGGTAGTTTTATCCGCTCTTTTGTGTTTCCTACTCATCGTGACCATCATACATATGTTATGAACTCCTGTCTTTGTAACGAAGCTGTGGGTTTGCAATATAGGTGGATGAGAGAGACACCACAATTGAGAAAAGATCTGATAAATTGGACATTGTTGTATAGTATTATTGAAGAACAATCTCATGAAATCGCAAACCACTTTGACGGCGCCTTTGAGGTCAAAGATTTCTTGCAAAGCAAGAAAGGCGCGCTTGGCAGGCGCTACAAGAGAGCAGCTGATGCCATGCGACGTAATGGTTTCGATTTTGTCAAGGATTCCGAAATCACACTACATGTAAAAGATGAAGATTATAATCTTGAACCTGAGGAAGTGAAAATCAAGAATCCGCGGCCAATAATGGGGCGTGACCCAAAATTCAACATTATTTTCGCAAAGTATGTCACTGATTATGAGAAAGCTCTGTATCAGTGCAAAGGAATAACCTGCGGCTTAGACCATGCTGCTGTAGGTGATGCTTTTCGAGACATGCAATGTGGAGAAGCACTAATTAAAGGAGATGATAATGTCATCAAATTTGATTGGGGCTATGTTGAGGGTGACGCAACATCTTATGAATCTTCTCAGAGAGATCTGACATTATTCATACAGTATGCCAAGATGAGGAGAGTTTTTGAGCTTACCAACTACGGAGATTTGAAAGAATTCGATGAGGTCTTTGCGTGCAAGACTAAGAAAACTGGAAAATCTCTGAATGGCTTAAAGTTCTCTTTTGACTGGTGCCGCGGTTCTGGTGACATGGACACAACTTCAGGCAACACAGACATTAACTCAACCACTACAGAGTATTTCATCCGGCATAACAAAGGTAAGAGACCAGACGAACTGGTTGATACTTATGCTTGGTTCGGAATTGATGCTAAAATCTTGATCAGGTATGACTATCATGACGTTGGATTTTGTTCTGGCAAATTCATTCGAGTTAACCAGAATGATTTCCATTATGTCCACGATTTGCATAAGTTGTTACGCTCTCTACCTGTGATGCACAATAAAGATTTTGCGTCGCACCTTGACACTTTTTACCACTCTTTGGGTTACATGTATTCCGTTGTTTACAAAGGCGTGCCAATCTATGATGAGATAGCAGAATTTCTGATGTCTTGTAAGAAAGGTAAACACTATGTTGACATGGGTGTGCTCAAACAGAAATATGGACTCAGTAGCGCTTTTTCAGCGAATCATGACAGTCACCATATTATCGATAGGCAACTAGCGCTTAGAGAAATTATGTTGGCGTTTGATTTCTCACCTTCTGAGGTGGGCGCGCTGCGTTCATTTTTGAGCAAGGATCTGAAGTTTCCCGAAGAGTATTGTAAAAAGAAAAAGCCTGTTCGTGGCCAACGAATCTCAGATGAGTATAATGATCTTTTTGTACATTTGGAGAATAAAGGACAATTATCTGAAGACATGCTAAAATTTCGACAATTTTACCATGATGCCTACAACAAATTTAAGGCTTTTCTCAACACACATGTAGAAGTGCGTTAATCTTCTTTTGGGGTGTGTGTGTTGACATAGATCTGAC